ACGTCCCAGTAGCCATTGCAACACTTAAGGATGAACTAATCATTCGTGATAAAGTTTCCAGACTATTTCTCCCTATGCCTGTTCAACACGTGGTAATAGGTGAAAGATTGTTTGGTGCCCAAAACGCAGCGATTGTGAACAATCGATTTCGGCACGCCTGTGCAATAGGCGTGGTTACTCCAGGATCTGAACTACTCTCATTATTCTGCAAGTTGCGCGACTTTGCTCCTGTTACGGCAGGTTCAGGGTTGTGTAGTGCAGACGGTTCATCTTGGGACGCTCACATCAATCTTAGCTTGGTGGCAATTTTGTACCAGCTTCGAATGTTGTATCTTCCAAAAGAAGAGCGTTCCACGGTGATTCGTTATGTTGAGCAGTGTTACTTTGGTTTCGTATCAGTGTTGGGCAACGTCTTACAAGTGTTCGGTCAACGATCAGGACAATTTAACACGAGTATGGATAACTCATGTGTTAATATACTTGTGATGATGCTACACGCTATTCGGAACGGATTGACTCTTGACGAATTTAAGGACCAAGTTCTTTTCTTTGTCAATGGAGATGATCTGGTGTGGGCTTCGCGCACTTCGGTGTTTGAGCCTGCCAAAGTCAGACAGACGTACCAGTCCATTGGTATGTCGTTGGAGTTGTCAACTGAGTGTTTCAGTGACATTTTTTCTGTGTCTTTTATTGGTGCACATCCAGTCATGAGAACGATAGGTGAGGTTTCGTACTTCCTTTATTGTTATCGACTCGAACGTCTTCTCTGTAGCGCAGGTTACTGGAAACAGAAAACCGAATTTCCTGACCATGTGTCTAAACTCATTGCCCTTGTTGTATTGATGTTTGGTGACAAACAACTTTATGACAAGTGTGCAATGTTGGTTTATGACTGGGTTTTCGAAATGAAACGCAAAGGGGAAGATATCCCGACTAATCAGCTAGGTTCTCTTGTTGGTTTTTTGGTGGATGAGTTCAGTGTTTTGCAGTTGTATGTCGGTTCAGCGCATTACGTTCGTTCAACAGTCGACCTCGATGTTCTTAGGCTTGTGTCCGAAGAAACAGGCAACCAAGTAGACGAATACGTAAGTGAAGACTAAGTGAGTTTTCATTTTTTCCTTACTAAACAGGCAAGCTTTCAAATCATCGAACCTGTTTAAGTCTTTCACATGACGCAAGAACTGCAAAATATAATTGATGCACGGAGAATGGTTCTCGGAACTACCCAAGAAGGTCGTGAGTGGTGTCTCAAGGCTCTACACCCTTCTAACCCACTCACAGACATCATTGGAGTTCCTGATGGTTGTCCTGATGTGTCCCTTGCTCAAAACTTCAATGCGACTTTCACATTGTCGCCACCAGCTGGTTTGACAGCAACCTGGGGGTTTGATCTTATCATCACACAACACCCAGTGATTTGGGGCTACGCAGCACTTTGGAAGGATGCTGATGAAAACCCTTCATCATATGTTCCAATTGTCAATCCTTCGATCGATGGTGCTAATGTTAACGCAAAGCAACTAAAATTCGCTGACGATATTGCAAAGTATCGTCAGTTGTATTTTGGTGTGACTGGTTTTCACAATGGGACCGCAACAACGAATCAAGGGTCTGTGTACGCAAGTCAGTACGAGCTTCCAACTCGTGTATGCACGCAATTGCTCGTCCAAGACACTAAAAAGGTCAAAGACGACAAGGCTGCGGATGGTGCTCCTAGCTTCGCGCCACCTTGTCTTATTGACTTGGTGGAGGCGTGGCCAAATTACATTCGCAGTGCAACAGACCTGGAGACAATGCCAAATGCGTACTCAAATAAAGCTGTGGAGGGTTTCTACATGCCACTTGAAATAGACGAAAGTCTTACTCAGTGGAAGCAGACGACTGATTGGCACATCTACCAAGGTTTTACAGCGAGTTCAAACTGGGATGATAGTGCCTACAAAGGTTCTGGAGGTAAACCTTCGTTGACTTCGGTCGCGATCGGAGACCTCCAAGCACCTGATCCTCCATACATGCTGTCGGATGGCTCGTTGAACATTTACCAACAAGCTGTGCTACCACGTACCGAGACAATTATCGGACACGTGGCTGTGCGCGGCATTGACAAGGCAGCTTCTTACCAACTGGTTTACCGTGTTGGTCTTGAAGAACAAGCATACCCAGGGACATCGCTGGTGACTTTTCAAAAGTTGCCACCAGTGATGGACCGCGTTGCTTTGGATGCCTACAGAGCAATCCGTCGTGAGTTCAAAGATGCCTTTCCCGAGCGTTTTAACACGTGGGGTGAACTGTGGAACAATATCAAATCCATTGGGGCTCGAGTGCTTCCAGCTCTCGCTCCTGCTCTTGGAATGATACCAGTTGTCGGGGGAGGACTTTCAGTAGCTGCTCGAGCAATCGGCGGCATGCTGAATAAAACTACCCCGTCCATTTCCGCTGGACATGAACGCCTCGTTCAAAAAGGTGGTCGTGACCCTCCATCTCGTGCTGCGGTTGAGCGAGCTCAGAAAATGAGCCGTGCTCCTGCACCGAGAAGGAAGAAGCAACCTCAGTTGATGGTTGTTGGCAGAAATGCACTGAAAAAGGCGAAAAAGAAGGCCACTCGACGTCGGAAAAAGGGTAAGAGGTTTGGTCCAGAACTACCTCACGACCCCAATTACGACTGAGTGGTCTTCGGTCATGGTATTTGATGCGATCTTTCTAAACGAGACATTTTACCTGACTTTTCCTGACTAGAAATAGTCTCTTAAAGTCTCTTAAATCGTCTCGCTTGGTTTGATCGCTTCAATAACGAGTTTAACGATCTCGGCCCCACAGTTATTGTTCCGACACGG